ATCATCCACTATCCTTTCAAAGCCTTTCAGCTCAGAAATGACAGACAGCGAACAATGTTGCGGAATTCCCGTCGTGAAGGAGGCAAGACGCCAAAAGCGTAGCCCCTCCTCCCCGACCGCTCAGGAAATGGGTAACCTGGTAAACCAAGCCCCTATCTCCGGTTCGACGATATCCTTATGGATCAGCAGTGATGCTCTTTCATTTGGTCTGAAGGCCCCGTACTGGGACCCTCTTATCGTCTTACACAAATATGGTGAGATTAAGAAACTCATCGGAGATTGTACCTCGGCACTCCCTCTCGACCAGCTTCCTTACGATTGCTTTATTAAAGCAGCACACATGACACAATGGTACACAAATACATTGAGATTGTGGCGTGACTCCCTAAATGGGGGAGATCACGGGGAAAGCGCACGCAAACGACTACTGGATGGGGTTTTAGGTGCTATGCATCAAAAAACAATGTCTAATTTCGTGGGGCGACTATGGGCCTATGCGGAATACGGTTTAATGGAAAAGTTTTGTAAGTGGAGCTCTGCGACCCTTTGGGCCTCAATGCTTCGCCAAACTGAACTTCCACCTGTACCGGATTTCGTTAAAGACACTAAGGGTGGACATTTGGTCTATCTTTGGGATGAGTCTACTTGGGTTAAGTTATGTAGGACAACACAGTGCGATAAGAATGTGAAAAATCATTTTAATCAAACTACACGTCTAATGATCATGCTTACTAAGGACCTATATATGACGAAGAACGCCTCTCTCTCTGTAGACCCCTCTTTCGTCGAGGAAAACCTCGCAAAGCACAAAAAGATTATGTGCACACCTATGAAGGAAGACCCAATGAGTGACCGTCTTTGCAAACTGATAGTTAAATCCATCAGTCAGTGCTCTGACGATATCTTCGGAAGGCTCCCGATACAGGACGAAAGAAAGATTGTGAAATACAATGAGGAGTCACAAACATACACAGAGGTTATTACAAAACGAACAAGACATGTACCCCAGGAGGCTAAGCCTCCTTCTCGCCTCCCTTCCCTGGGCTCATCGGTCAATTCTGGCCGTAGACTAGGGGGGGCAGCAGGAGATCTATTGAGGTCTCATGGTGAGGATTACCAGTTACCAGAACCCCAAGACGGATATTTACACAGTTATTGTACATACAAGACTGAATACGTCGATGTTCGAACCCCTCACGACCCGGAACTTTATACCGAGGCGGAGGATTGCTCGAGGAAGGCTGCCTATGCTAGATTAACAGTCGAAGCACAGGTAGTACCTCTTCTAGAAGCTTTTAAGGTTAGGACAATCACAAAAGGGGACTGCGACCAATATCACTTGGCCCGACGGTGGCAAAAGGTGATACATGGAGTCATGCGAAAACAGCAAAACTGTCGTCTTATTGGGCAACCCTGTTCGTCGGCTTATCTTTCTCAGATTTTCGGAC